AAAAAATCATCCCTTTGCAATCGATTGTCCAGGTCGTCAATTTATATGACGAGGAAGTCGAATTCGAGGGCAGGGTCTTGAGTGTGTCAAATAAAATGACGAGTACAGGATTCGTCCAAGAGGTTGTTTGTGAAGATTTTCTATCTTTCTTGCACGATAGCACACAACATTTTCAAAAACTGAAAAATACTAGTGCTGAAGCGTACTTGAGAGAAATCCTAAGTCAGCACAATGCGCAAGTAGAAGATTACAAGCGAATCTATCTTGGTTCTGTTACTGTCAAGAGCTTGACAGACAAGCCTTTCCGCTATCTTGGATATGAATCCACATGGGATACAATTCGAGAGCGTATCATAGCGAATATTGGAGGTTATCTGACTTTGAGAAGAGCGAGTGATGGATTGTATCTAGATTGGACTACATCTATCGGCCAAAATCAACAGTCACCAATTCAACTTGGGCGAAATATCAAATCAGCTTCTCGAGAGATTTCATTCGATGGTATAGCTACTCAAATCATGCCGATTGGAGCAGATGAGAAGAATACCAAGAAACCGAGTAAGGGAACTGAAAAAGAGGAGCAGGGTTCTGATGTAACCAGAAAGCAAATCGATATCTCATCGGTCAACGGTGGTAAGATATGGCTTGAAGATGCTGAACTTGTAGCTAAGTTTGGAATCATCAGAAAGCCTGTTATTTGGACGGAAATTGATAATCCTCAAGTCTTGAAAAATCGAGGATTGCAATACCTTAAAAATCAAAAAATCGCTTTAGCCAAGTGGACAGTGTCAGCAGTGGAGCGATATTTGATTGACTCAAGGTATGTGAAATTCAAAATCGGGAATACACATCCAATTTTGAATGCTCCACTTTCAGGTGTCGAAACTTTGCAAATTATTGAGAAAAAGATTGATATCTTAAACCCTCAAAGTGTAGACTTGGTAATTGGTTCTAGGTCTCAATCGTTATCTGCTTATCAACTTCAAACTCAAGAAGCAATTGAGTCGATTGAACGAGTCAAAGCGGATCAAGATATTGAGAATAAGCGTGAAAAATTCTTGACTTTAACAAGTGAACTAGAACGCTTGAGAAATGAACACAAGCCTGAGCATGCAGAAAGAATCAGAGGGTTAGAAGCTGAAATTAGTAAAATTAGAAACGAATTAGGAGGTAATTAATGGCAACAGAAGAAGCAACAGGACGTTTAAATTTATTTGATGATCCATCACCTCTTCCAAATACTAAAAATATTGCCGTATTAGTTGACGGCATTCGAAAAAAAACGAGAGGTGCTGATGTTCGTGAGTCAATTGCGAAAGCACTTGAAGTCACGTACGAAACAGCTTCCAAAGACGGCAATGCGAATATGGAAGTGACGCAGGCTAGAGGTTCGTTTAATTTCTTATACAATCGCTTAGCAAATATAGATGCGCAATTAGATGGTAAAGCTGATGCTGGGAAGATTGCAACGCAATTGCAGAATATGGCTTCGGCAAGTCCTAAAGGGACATATTCTGATTTAGCGAGCTTGAAACAGGCTAAACCTAGCGGAGATACAGGAACTTACATCACAACCAATAACAAGAACTGGAATTACTGGAACGGTTCAGACTGGGTTTCTGGAGGGGTATATCAAGCCTCGGCAGTCAGTCCTTATGACACATATGCTTTTATCGCAGGAGATAAACCAGTGAATTTCAATAACTCGAGTAAAACAATCGAAATTACTGGTAATAATACCTATCTTTTGCAAGGCCAAGTCCATTCAATTGTTAAAGAGTCGGTGCCTTATCCAAGCTCGTCGGCCTGGATAGTAGTTGATACAACTTCCAAGAAGATAAAGTCAGCATTTAATCCTAGTTCGAGCGATATTGTGGTAGGAGCAATTTTTAACCCAGGTGACGCTCCTAAAATCACATTCAATGGATTTTATTCTATCGATAATTTAGAAGCATTGACTAGTAGAGAAGTTATCCCTTTTAGTCAATATTCTTTATTTACCAATAACGAAAACATTGTATTTGACAAGAGTAGAAATGTCCTTAAATTCCCACAAACGAATGTAATCATGGGTTCAAAGGAGAATTGGGTGCCTGCGCAAGAATTACAACTTAGTGGAACAGCGGGATATATCCTGTTTAATACGACAAATAATCGCTTTGAAATTGGCGGAGCTAATCGGAAATCTCTTGTAAACGTTGTAGGATATTATCATTCAGGGCGTAGTCAAATTTATTTGAATACTAATTCATTGAATACACGAATTAAGAAAATCGCCTGCTTAGGTGATTCAATTACAGAGGGTGTTCATGCTAATGGCTGGCAATGGCATCGCTATATTGACCAGTGGGCGAAAAACAATGGTATTGAAACGACTGTTGTCAATCTTGGCATCGGTGGGACGTCAGTATGTACATCTAGCTATGTGACAGATACTCTCAAACCATTTGTCAATAGACTTGAAACCATTCCGGCTGATGCTGACGTAGTAACTATTTTTGGCGGAACGAACGATTGGGGTAACAATGCTACGCTCGGAACCATTGAAGATACAGGCACAGAAACGTTTTACGGTGCTTACAAGCACATTTTAGAGTGGTTGGCAATCAATCGTCCAAATGCAAAAGTAATGACTATGACACCGCTGAAACGTTATTTTAGAGGTGGTGGCTCGACATGGGTGAATGCTCAGACTACTCGAAATAGCAAAGGTCAATTATTGCAAGATTATGTTAAAGCGATTAAAGATGTGTCAGATTTGTATGCTGTTCCGTGCGTTGACTTACATAATGATTCTGGTCTTAATCCAGTCTTAGAGATTGTCCGTACAAAATTTATGGGAGACGGCTTACATCCGACCGCAGAAGGGAATAAGAGGATGTATCCGATTATTTTGGATAAAATGCGTCCTCTACTAGAATATGACTAAGGAGGTATAACTATTGCCGATTGAAGAAGCTGAAAAAATCGCTCATAGTCAATTTGTCTGGGCGATTTTATTTATCATGTTTTTCTTTATCATCATTGGATATCTTATTAAGACATCGGACAAACGAGAAAAGAAAATCATGGATTTACATGAGCAATCAAAGGCTGACTCTAACAGACGAGAAGAGCGTTTGATGACTCACTTGGAGAAAACAACTACAGAATTAACCACAATCACTCATGCAGTCGGCGATATTCAGAAAGAGATGGTTCGCATGAATGATCGTATGGATGAAATCGAAGGGGCAAATTGAGGAGGTTTAGATGCGAAAGCTAAACACAACTAATTTGGAACAGTTCGACGGTGGTTTTCGTGTAAAACAGGGTGATTTAAGTTCATCTTTTGGCTTTAAATTGCTCGATGAAAATAAAGATCCTATCCCATCGCTCGATGGGCAGGAGGCGAAAATCACGCTGACAAAAGACGGAGAACAGTGGAAGCATACTTTGACTGTCATGAATGGATCAGTAGTATTTAATCTAGATGGTATTTTGCCAGAAGGAACGTACAAGCTCGAAATTTGCGTGGCAGGGTATGTATTTCCCAGCGATGACCAGACTCAGATCCGAATTACAAAATCGGATAAAAATTTAGTTTCTGAAGAAATCCATGCTCTAAAAGAGTTGGATATAGCAGAAGAAGTTAAGAAGCAGCTTGCAGGAAGAACTGTAGGTAGCGACGGCACAGTGAGTCAGGAGTTCCCTGACTTGCTTTTTTACTACAATTTAGGAAAGGTATAACATGGATACAACAAAATTAACGGCATTCGCTCAAGCAGTTGGGGTCGATATCAAGGAATTGAAACAACTGCTTAATGGAAAGGTTGACAATGCGACAGTAACACAACTGATTGAACAAGCTAAGACTGCTGTCAAGAACGAAATTTTAGGCGATGGAGTCCCTGAAAATCTTGATACGCTTAAAGAGATTGCTGAGAAGATTGCCAGCATGAGTGGAAGCACTGAAAACGCAGTTGTTCAAAAGATTTCAGATTTAGGCACACGACTTGACTCTTTTGCCAATCTTGACCTTGTAACAGTCTACAACCAAGCGAAAGCGTGATAACCATGAATAACCTTGAAAATCTAGCAACGGAAATTGGTAAGGATATCAAGGATATCAGGACACGTTTTGCAACGAAAGAAGAAATGCACGAAGCGACTGAGATTGATTATTCTCAGATTGTGACGCATGAAGAACTTGAAGCCAAGCACTACTTGACTGCCCATCAGTCGCTTGCTGATTATGCCAAAAAATCTGAAATCCCAAAGCCTCAGCTGACATTAACAGGTAATGATTTAAGTATTACAGGAGGCAACAGGGTCACTCTACCAGTACCAGAGAACGTAGGTCATGAAATCCGCGGTACAGGCTCACCAGAGGGGCGTATCACTGCCGAAATCGGGACCACCTATGTGGATGTTAATGCCACGAATGGCGCTCTGAAATGGATTAAAGAGAGCGGAAATGGTAACACAGGCTGGAAGGTCCTAATCGGTGACACTGGTTGGAGAACACTTAGGACGTTATCAAAATTAACTGTAGGTGGTCGAACATCGTTTATTAAAATTAGGCGTGTGAACAACCTAGTTTCTTATCAATTCGGAGGTTTAGAATGGGGTTGGTTTGGAATTGTCCGACGAAATGGTAACGGTTTTTTCAGGGCAATCCACGAATGGAGCTAGAGTGCTTGGCCCAGGAGACATACCGGAAGGATTTCGTTCCGAAAATTCACTAATCGGTAACATTTTTAATGACAAAGGTGAAATTTATGGAATTTGGTATTTGGGAGGGAAATCCGATTCAAATTTCATGCACATGACATTTGAGAAAGGGATACCAACCGACCGAGACATCGGAGATATTCGCGTAAGTGCCGTTTCGTATATAACTGACGAACCGTGGCCAACAACATTGCCATAAAAAGAAAGGAAAATAACAAATGATTAACTGGAAATTACGACTACAAAATAAAGTGACACTCATTGCATTGCTTGGGGCAATCTTCTTGATGGCTCAGCAATTTGGATTAGATATTCCTAAGAATATCCAAGACGGTGTGAACACATTCGTGTATATCCTTGTCTTGTTGGGTGTGGTAAACGACCCGACGACAAGTGGTATCACAGACAGCAAGCAAGCGCTTGAGTATAAAAATCCGAAGGAGGATTAATCAATGGATATTGATACAAGTAGACTAAGAACGGACTTACCGCAAGTTGGAGAGCAACCCTATCGTCAGATTCACGCCCATTCAACAGGGAACCCGAACTCGACGGCACAAAATGAAGCAGACTACCACATGCGCCGTCCTGTTGATTCAGGATTTTTCTCACACGTTGTAGGTAACGGCCGTGTGATGCAGACCTGGTATACAGACATGGGGGGTTACGACGGAGGAGGTGGCGG